CTTCGTAAATAATACAATAGACGAGGTTTGTTGTTCTCTGCGAGTATAGGCATCCCGTAAAATACTAATGCCATTAGAACGTCTTCAAAGAATATCTCTGCGGTTTGTGGTCTAGCTAAATACTCTAAGAAAAACTGATTAGCAGGAGCATCTTCCATACTGAACTTAGTTAAACCGTGTAATGCACCTTTAGAACCTTTACCATCTACTGTTCCTGATATATCGTAACTATCACAACCAAAAGCACCCATATGTTCGTTTGCAGGATACTTAATACCATTTTTTACAATTATTTTATTCTGCATGTGTTGAGGTGGAACCCAACTTACCTTAAATCTACCTTTTGGATCTGGATAAAATATAACCTGTGTATCTTTTACTCCATTAACCCATTGAAAGTTTCCTGTACTTATATTACCTTGTGCGCCTATTCCTTCGTTGTAATCTATTTGTTCGTATATTTTAACTAGGTTAAATATACTATTCTTAGCCTCGTCTCTAAACGCATGTTCTGTTGTTCTTGGAAACTGACGATAAAATTCATTTAACCCGTCTTGATCAGATTTTAGTCCTTCTGCTTCGTTATTCCAATGTTCTATTATGCCTATATCTATTAATTCACCATCTGGTCCGAGCACGTCATGATCCGGATTATCGAATACTGGATTTCCGTATTCGTCAATAAATCCTTCGTAGTTCCATTCCATTGGGATAAACAAAGAATATAAACCAGACTTTGTTTGGCCATTTCTATTTCTTTGCGTGACATCTGACGCGTTGTATAATCTTTTAAAGTTATCTCCACCTTTGTCTAATGCATTTGAAGTTGAGCCCATCATACATTTACCAACAATTCTACTACCTAGTCGTAAACATGTTTTTGTAACTCTCCAGTTATTTAATATGTTGTCAGGTCTTTCCCACTTTCCACTTTCATCATGTACTAGTAACGCTAGTTTTTCTCCATCATAACTATTGTCTCCGGTGTTTTTCCAATCAATAGTCGTGTCTAATCCTTTAATATCTTCAAGCTGCTCGTTTGCCGTTATCTTCTTTCTTGTAAACTTACTAGCTGGTACTCTATAAGCTAACTCAGACTTAGGTCTATCCATACCATCTTGTATAGGTTTAAAAAAGAACGGATAGTTAATTGATATAGGTACTACTTTATCCGTAAACATTTTCTTTGCATCTGCACCTGACTTAGACAATATACCGTACCTACTATCACTTGATATAGTAGCTAAATTAACTGTTTCTGCGCTTGACATAAAAGAAAATCCTGATCTACGGTTTTTAAGGTAGCACATACCGTAACATCTTTTATCTGCCTTACAAGCTTCCCAGAATATATAGAACAATCTGTTTGCTTCTCTAAAATCTGGAGCACCAACATCAATTTTACTCCATTGTAAATACATATAGTGCGTACCAGTTATCCAGGTTGGCTTACCATTATTCACAAACCAGAAACCCTCCTCTCGTCGTTTAAATTCTTCGTCTATGTAATCGTACCATTTTTCTTTGTTATTTTCCGGATAACTCCTCCAATCGAATATGTTTTTAATACGTTCTAACTCTTTGGGATACTCTTGTTTCACCCACTTGTTTTTCTCGTGCTTATATACTTCTTTAGGTGGTTTAGGTAGCGCTATAATTAAATCTTGTATTTCTATAATCTCACCTATAACTCCATTGTGAGATAATACTATTAAATCATGTTCTTTGTTGTAACCGTACTTCCACTTCTTACCTCTGTTCATTCTGGTAATAGTAGTTCTTTTTATTGGTTCAACTATATTAACTAAACTTTGCTTGTACATTACTTAGATCTACCTTCTGCGAATCCTTTAAAGACTTTTTTCTCTGCCTCTTCAGGTGCTTTGCCCTCGAGTAAGTTTTCTTCTTCTTGGATTCTGTTAAGTATTTCGAATGCGTCAAATATAGCTAGTTTTTTAGTAGCCGCGGCATTTTTTAATCTATCAGCTGATATATCGTCGTCTGAATCTACAATAGGTTCTTTTGCAACTTTAATCAGTTCCTCCACTGCTTTCTGCCCAGCTTGGATTATACTCTTCTTCGTTTCCTTCGTATTCATATTTAATTGTAATAAATTGTGTCATAACTCTATATAGTCTTTTTCCATCAACTACAAACTCGTACGTTGAAAAAGGTGTAAAGCCTACTAAATCTCCTTTGCTATACACACCATCCGTATGCTTAACAATGCCTATACAAGACTCTTCTTCATCAACACCAAATTTAGTTCTATCTTTAATCGGTTGAACAAAGCAATATCCTTTAGGAGTTTTCCACTCACCGTTTCTTTTGTATAAAAAAACTTGATCTTGTTTTACAAAATAAGTATTTTCATCAAAATAACTTCTACTATTTTTTTCATTACCTCTAACATCATGCCACCTTCTAAATATGTTATGATGTGTTATAATAGTATCTCCAGGTTTTATTTCTGTTTTAAAAGCTGTAGGAACTGATTTAACAATAGCCTCTCTATTTACAAATTGATGATTATAAACCTCAGTGTTGATTATAAGATCTTTGTCACCAACTTTAGTAGTGTTGTTATATCTATTTCCTTTTGGCTCTATAACGAAGTCAAAAGGTGCTTTCATTAGTATTCTAGATTATACTCTATAGATACTGCCATGTTTTTGTTAAAGTCTTTCCATGGTAGCACGTCTTTGTTTTTCTTGATATAAATAGAATATTTATCTTTTTCTTCTATAATATCAGATATTGTATGTCCACCATATACTTCTTGACCAACAGCATAATGCATAGCGTCGTTTTTGTAATCTTTACCTATAGTAATTTTTCTAATCAGTTTTGACATCTTCTTTATGATTTATAGTACCATCTTGAATGTTAATGTCAGCTGTACCATAAGTCTTTTCAAAGTCGACTTGCATTTTACCTAACTGTTCTTGTAATACCGATACGTGGTGTAAAAGATTGTGTTTTTTACTTTCCATAGATCCAACTTCTAGTTGCGCTCTATTTATATCGTTAATTACTGATTGTACTTGATTTAATTCTTCGTTTGTAATTTTAGTAGCCTTTTCGACTTTCTTTGTTTTTCTTTTTGCCATTTTATTTAATTTAAGTTAATTATTATTTATTAAGTTGTAGCGTTTAATATAAATTGTACAGGATGTATATTATATAAATCTTTATTTACAGCGCTAACGCTAGCACAATTTTCTGCTAATACAATATTATTGTCGTCAGTAACACTTTTAACAGTACCGATAACTAAATCGTTTTCATCATGAAGAACATCTCCAGGTGCAAAATTTATTAAAGCACCTGTAGTTTTAACTACTACCGCTGTAGTATTAGTAGCTGTTTCTGTACTAACTTGTACTGTTGATCTGAAATCAAGAGCACCTTTTACTATAGCAGCCATATATAAATCTTGTCCTACAGGTATGTTTAACCCTGAAATTGTTACTAAACTCAAGACATCAATATCTCCATCGTTAAAAAGCGCGTTTGAGTCTACATCAACAAGAAGACGACCTGTTAAATTATTTTTCCATTGGTATAAACTTACGCCAGCGTTAACAGTGCCTAAACTAGGTGGAGCTATATCAACACTTACACCCCTAGTGTCTTCTTTGATTCCACTAGTAGCAAACAGTAATTCAAAATCAACCATAGTTTGTTGAGCACCATCTGTACCTCTTACTATAGCTGTTATACCATTTATTTCGACTCCTTTAAAACCGTCAACTTTATGCCAGTCAAATAATATATCTTCGTTTTGGAACGCAGCGGTTTGTATACTAGCGGCTATTGTTGGTATTACTTTTGTAGTTGTTTTGTTATATAATGCCATTTTATTTTTTTACTTTTTCTAGTGATCTACCACCAAAATAGGCACCGATCACTGTTATTAATACTAATTGTAATAAGTCTACCCACGAAGCTTTAACTTCAAAAGCAATAACTCCAGCGTCGATAAAAACTAACAACACTGTTGATACTACTAGAAATATTAAAACTAGTGGTCTTATATTTTTTGATAACCAAGAGTCAGACTTCATATCCATCGACCATCTTTCAGTTACTTGCTTTTGCATCTCAGCTTCGTAACCCATTATCATATCTTTTATTTTCTTTTCGGCATCAAGCTTTTCTTCTTTAGACGTATGTAAGTTATCTATAACTCCACCTACGCCTTTTATTAATTCAGTAGCTCCACCTGAAAATATACTTGCTAATATACTCATTTTTATTGTTTAAAAGTGTCTCTTAGTTTTTCTAACTTCTTTATCTTTTTATTAGCCTCTGCTTTAGATATTCTTTCTTGAAACAAATCTTCTCTTATGTCTTGGATCATAGAATCGTAACGTTCAAATGATTCACTTTTTCTTCCTGTGAATTCTTTGTTCATTGATTTTGATTTACTAGTTTTATATGTTTCAGACTTAGATCCTTTAGGTAAATCTTTTTTAAGTGGTGAGTTTTTAAAACTCATACCCTTCATTTTAAATGCCATATTTTATTTTTTAAATGTTTCCGTTATTAGCGTCGTCTTCCCAAGGAAAACCATGATCTCCAGCTTCTTTCCACTCACCGTAAATATTTATCATATCTTTACCGTTTATAGTTTCTCTTGCAAATGTATCACCGTTGTACTTTATATAATCATCCCCATACTCTAACTTACCAACTCTCATATCGGTAGCATGTCGCATTTCATGATTTACTACTTGTCTTTCTTCTTCACTTCCAGGAACTATTTTATCACTTATATATATAGTTCCATCCATATTAGCTTCACCTAACACTCCTTCTTCTAAAGGTTTTCTAATAACAGGCGTGCCAGGAATAGACGCATCGCCACCAGCTTCTTGACTAAAACGCATTTTTGTTTTGATTTCTCCGCTAACGGCGTAATTACCTCTTTCTGATCCTAGTTTAAATCCCATATTATTTGTTTATGTTGATGTATCGGTAGCTCCGGTAAACATCCCATTGTTTATTGTTCCAACCCCTCCGTTTACTTTCTTTTGCGTCGCATCAGCGACTGTGTTTAACTTTGACTCTAATTCCTTACCGTACATATTTCTTAACTGTCTATATATAGCGGAACCCTGCCCCTCAGATACCTTGTCGTATTCCTCAAGATGCTCTTTGGTTATATATTCGTTTTCTCCTAAAATACCCAACTCTCTTAAGTTTAGCTGCAATTCAAACATTTGAGCATATCCTTCGGGCTCGTAAGTACGGTGCTTAGACGGTCCTTCCGGGTGCACTGCCTTACCTGTTGATCCATCCTCAGATATTTCAGATGGAGTTATCCATCCCCAATCCCCAGCGTCCATCAATCCAGTTTTTGGATTTATTTGTCCTGTTATATAATTAGTTGATGTAGAAAACATTTCATCTCCACCTATCAAATCTGATGTTGTTCCACTTTCGAAAAACTTATCTTTTCTAATATTTCCAGTGCCAATTGTTTTAGTATCTTCCGTAGACAGTGTTTTTATTTTACCTTGAGCGCCTTCAAGAAAACTTCCTCCTGCAACATGACCAATCTCATGGTGTAACGTAGACATGTCAAAGTCATCTGTTAAATAAACGTTGCCTTGGTAAGCATAATTACCTGTCTCTCCATCGTTATACCCAGGTGAGTTTGGATCATTAGATTTTAAGATTTTAGTGTCGGTTACAGCTTTTATTCTAGCCTGTATAACTTCGTTAGCTTCTTTTTCGGTATAATTATTATTTTTCATTAACTTTTCTCTATATATATCACTGCTTATATAGTTCAAAGCTTTTTCTCTACCCTTTTCTACTTTTTCTTCCCAAGAACTTTCTTCGTCCAACCTCATCGGACTAACTCCACCAGGGATATTTTCTTTTCTACTATACCATTTAAATCCCATGTTACCTGTCTTTGTCTTTTATCATATCATCTATAGATTTATTAAAAACCTTATCTGTATATGATTTATTATTATAAAAAGTACTTCTCTCTGATACTGGTAAGTCTTCTTCACCTAACAATACTCTATATATTCTAGATATTAACTGAGAACATTTGAATGATGTTTTAAATACCGAGTACTTTATTGTTGTTCTGTTTCTGTGTCTCCAGGTTTCTATCCAACCTAACTTTCTTAGTTTCTCCCAACGATTCTTATCCCAACTCATGGTATAAGTACCATCTATAAACTCTTGTCGTGTAAATCTTCCTTTACAATCTAAATAAATTAATAATTCTAAATCTGCATCTGTTAACCCGTAAGTCTTACAGGCCCACTTTCGTGTGAGCCTGTAGTACTTAAGGATATTCATTTCACGCAAATCTTGCGCGGTTAATCTCAATTATGTTATAGTGTTAGCTGTAACGTTGTTACTAAAGAAAAAACTAGACTGAGCCTCAGCATCAAAACCAGTTGTAGCTACGTCCCCCATGATTATTAAACCAGAATTTGCTGGTTTAGTTGAATTAGCGTGCGAAGCAATTTCAGCCATTACTTCAATTAGTTTTCCTCTTGTACAAGTTAACGATACTTTTCCAGTACCAGCACCAGTTCCACCTGTTGCACTAGGCACTGTTGCATCACCAGTTTTATAGTATACATCTAAAGTTGTAATCGCCGTAGGCGTCACCCCTGTTATATCGCTCACTGGAATTGTGATAGATGAAGAAACGTCATCATCATTATCTTCGTCTGCCACATCTCTAAAATAAAAATATTTTCTCATTGTTTTAATTTTTTATTGTTTATAATTTAGTTAATTATTACGCAGTACCAATTCTACTAATAGCAGCAGGTCCGAACCATTTAAGGTATACAGCAACTTTAGGCGTTCCAGTCATTGGTGTTGACGTCATGTCTGCTTTACCTACTAAGGCAAAGAAAGATGCATCTGTACCTCTTTGAACTTCAGCTAAAGTACCCATTGTTATTGACTTACCAACAACAGCATTACTACTGATATCAAGATCAGCATCAGGTAAAGATACATTACCAGCAACATCAGCGCCTACTATTTCAGTACCAGCAGAAGCTCCAGTGTCTAAAGCTGAGTGTACTTCTAACGCTATTGAACCAATATCGTTTCCAGCTAATTCAACCGGAGTAATCGCTGCGTAAGTAATATGCGCTTGAGCAGGTATTGATATTGATAAACTTGCAGCTACAGCATCATCAGCAACATCTAAAGCTAAATCTACAACTTCAGAATATTCATGCACACCGAAACCGTGGTCAGCGTTGTGCACGTTAATTGCGCTTACAGCCGTAACATGCGAACTACAGTAAGAAGAGTTACGAGCCGCGTCAGCTGCAGGACTAGCTCCAGCAGGAGCGTCGTGTGTGACGCAGTC